GGGGTCTTCCTCATTTTTCACAATAAATCAAACAGGTTTGCTACCCGGAGGAAAACCGGGAGTTGTTTTGCCATTTAACGGTACATTATTGACTCCCACGAACCTTTCACAGACTCTCAACGGTCCTCTGAACCTTTCTACAGACTTTTCGGCCGTCACGGCATCCTACGATATTACAACGTCAGGGACTACAATGACATTTTCGAATACGGGCGCCTACATGATGACTGCCGTTATTTCCAGTCAGTACGAAATAAGTAGTATAAGTTTTGGAACTTCAACTTACAACGTGGGTCTGGGGCTCCTTCCACCTTACACTGTTTCTATTCCACTGCTTGTACCAACAACTCCTGTGTCGGCCCAGATATCAGTCATCTCACTGAGTTCTTCTCCGCAGACTATTAGTTCAAACACTTACATCAGTGTGTATCCTATAGCCTCAAACTCTTCAGTGAATTACAATTACAACTATAATGACTCTGTAGGAACTTGGGTTATCAATACTGCCGAGCTGAAGATTGGCGGTCAGTCTATACAGACTCTTACAGGTGAATATATTGAGTTGTGGAATGACCTCCACATTCCTTATGAAAACCAGCCTGGGCTGACACTCCTCACTGGAAAATACGACACGTCCAACGTCTTGCCCCCTGGTCGGACATACTTCACAAACTTGCCCTTTTATTTTTACGGGTCTGAAGAGCTCGGGTTGCCTATAGCAGCCCTCGGGCGTCAAGACGTCGAGGTCTGGCTGACCTTTCGCAACTTTTCTGAACTCACGAGTGTTTCAGTCACTGACCCTACTATTACAGCAACCATCCTCACGGAGTATGCTTATCTGTCGGATCCTGAGATTGATTGGCTAACTTCTCATAAACTTGAATATGTCATTACTCAACAACAGTATCAGTATTTTGATCTCTTGCCGAACTTTACGAGCTCAATTTTCGAACTAAATTTTATAAACCCTGTCCGTGAGATGTTTTTGTTCTTCAACCAACTACAAACCCTAATTATGACTATTCCGGAAATGGACTTCTGTCACTTGCCATGTCTTTCAACGGAGCCGAGGCGTTCACGGCCGACACAACCGATGCATTATATGTGGGTTCTCTTGTTCCTTTCAACCGGTACATAAACTACCCGACCCGGAACTTTTACATGTATACATTCACGACCCAGACTGAAACAGCGAGACCATACGGTCAGGTGAACATGAGTCGAATCAGGCAGATTTTGCTCGAACTTACTTCCGACCCTTCTTTTTCAGCAAAACAACTTCGAATATGTGCAGTCAATTACAACGTCATGAGAATACAAAATGGAATTGCGGGTCTCATGTTCAACTCTGGTACTGTGTCCGTGCCCGCGAATTAGTTTCGCCATATCTAATAGATGGCTGGCCGAGCGAGCCTCGCCTTTTTGGGCCAAGAAGACCTGTCACTCAGTTCCAACCCACAGGTGACTTATTTTATAGAAAAATACACCGGTCAAACTCAGTTTGCATCGCGTACCGACAAGATTCAATTTATGACCGGTTCTATAATTTTTGGTCAGGATACCCTCTTGACCATACCGAAGTCAGCAGACTTGATCACTGCCATGTATCTCAAGATACCCATGTGGCCTATTTCTCGACAAGTTTCTGTACTTGATTCAGTTGGAAATTTAATGATAAATTACATAGAACTCTACATAGGTACTCAACTCATCGAGCGCGTCTATGGAGAGTACATGGAACTCAAGTCAGACCTCGAGGTTCCGACAGGGAAGCAGGTTGCGCTCACAAAACTCATAGGAAAGAGCCCGCCAAACGCCTCTGTTCAGGCATCGGCCGCCGCAACAAACTATACGATCCCTCTCCAGTTTTCATGCTTGAAAAAGGGGCTGCCTATCTGTGCTTTTAACGAACCTCTCACATTTCGTGTAGGTTTCGTTCCGTCCATATATTTCACGACTCCTCAAACGGCTTATAACTTGCCAGTCACTGCATACCTTCATGTCGAGTACACATATCTTTCGGATAATGAGGTACAGAGCATAAAGTCCAAACCAATGCTGTACCCAATAGAACAAATACAGCGCACCGAGTTTTTTGCACCCGTCGGAACATCGAATGTTCAGTGTCTCTTGAACTTTGTGAACCCTGTCAAGGAGATGTTTTTTGTAATTCAAAACGACAATGCAGCAGGGTATGATTTTAGCGCAACTGCAAACACATGGGCACAGCCCGGGCTCTCGTTTGGAACGGCGGACCAGCTCGCACAGCTCGTGTTCTACTTTAACTCCACAGAACGCATCTCTCAAGACGTAGGAAGCCCTCTATTTTTGAGTACAATTCAGGCTCTTGAATTTCATACAAGAAATCCGACCCGTATATTCTATATGTACTCTTTCAGTCTCGATCCAGAAGGAGACAACCCAGCCGGTGCCGTGAATTTATCAAGAATTAAGAACCAAGTATTGCAGCTCAGCCTGACCCAGAGTTATTCAAACCGTTACATTCGGGTCTACGCAAAGAGTTACAATTTCATGCTGTTTGAGAAGGGCCAAATGACACTTCAGTTCCCCAACGCAGAAGTGTCTTAGAGACTTCGGGCGATTCAAAAGTAATGAAGACTGGTGACGGAGAGTTTGACACCTCCGCCATCGAGAATGCGGCGCTCGAGCTGTTTTTGCCAGTTCTCGAGTCTGCGACTATTCTCGCCGCACATTACTGCAAGGCCTGTAACCGCAATGCAGTTCTCGCGGAGGATATGCGCATAGGTCTCATGTATGCAGCCCGCAATGTGCTTGGAAAACAGGTCGGCACTATGTTTCCCGAGCTAGAGGAAGAGGAAGAGGAAGAGGAAGAGGAAGAGGAAGAGGAAGAGGAAGAGGTCTGGACCCAGTACGAAGGCACAGAGGATGATATGGCCGTCAAGATGAATGAGTGTGCAGCCTCATGGGCATCTTGGATCCCAGAGAACCCTTCAGAGCGCGCGCTCAAGGATGCGGTTGATAAACAACTTGAATAATATGTATGAACTGGATGAAGAGGACGAGGAAGATACGGGTCCTAAGTACTCATCCTATGTAAGTCAAGAGGAGTATGAGGATGAAGTACAGGGATTCTCCACAGCGGAGTGGGCCGACTCTGGTGATACAAGGGAAGATGTTGAGCCCTGGGATCCACAGGAGACGAATTTTTTTCGTATTCAATATTAAAATGGCCGGTCTTCTTACTAACATTGCCCTCCAGGTGGAGGCTCAGTCCCTGAACTCCATAGTTGCAGGTTTTTCTTTCGCGAGTGCCATTGCTTGGATGGATGTCGTCCGCTGGATGATTTCCCAGATTGTCGCCGTCAGCAAGAATGGCGGCCAGTACTACGTGCTGAGCGCACTGTTCACCACCCTGCTTGCCATCGTGGTCTACATGATCATCAAGGTGGTTGCTCGTAACGTGAAGATTAACGAGCCGAACAACCCGGTGTATGCGGTTACTCGCGCTTAGGAACCTTCGGTTCTCATAAATTAAGGGGCTCGCCCCGGACCTCCAGGTCCACCAGAAGGTGCTACGCCACCCCCTGTTGGTCTGGGCCACGATTTATATGCAATCAATGCAGCAAGCAAAACACCCAGGATTATAAACCAGGGGATGCGCCGTCTCTTTGGCTTTGGCGGGGGAGGAGGCATGGCAATGGTCATAGCCTCTATGATGCGCTTGATTTCGACATCTTGGAGTGGAGGTGGCGGCGGGAGCTGACGGGACGACTCATCTTCTCGGAGATACAGGCGGAGCACGAAGGCATTTGTGTCCCATCCTTGGAAATTGAGTGGCGCGCCAGTCTTGTCGACCCAGCGGACCGTCAGTCGCTGCAGGCTCGCTATGGGCTCTGGATAAAACACGGATACTTTGTAATCTTTATTTTCATGAAAATTCTTTATACAGGCCGAACCTACATCCATGATGATGGGTGCGAATGCTCGGTTCACCGTTGAATTGGTTATGGTGCCACTGGCTGTAGAAAGCGCCCCTCCCGTGTCCATATGAAAAGGCGTCCTGAGTTCATCTATATCCAGGAATACGTAATCATTGAGTGAGAAATCTATGAGAGTTGTACTACGTAGAATATACTGCCCGGCATATGAAGGATCTGTAACACCCGCAAGGGTACTTGTCAAGACTTCCCCGGAGGTCATTCCGAGCATCAGTGATAGCTGGGGTTGGTTAATTTCAATCGAAAATTGAGAGGCTGATGAAAATATGTAATGTCCTTCCTGTGAGAGGTAAGTGAGGGTCACNAAGCCAAGNGCCGTTATGGCTGTCGCGAGAGTATATGCCGAGTAGAAACCCTGATTCAGGCCTAAATTTGTTGATGGGTTGGCAAGGCTCGCACCTGTTCCGAAAAATATGGCATTGGTATTTGATGTTAAATTATACATGGTATTGGGAACACGTGCACTGACGAGCTCGACGCGTTCAATGTTTTTGATCGGTCTCGTGAGATGCAG